AAATTGTTTGCTACGTTAGGTTTAAAATAAGTAAACAAGGTGCGTTCCATCGTAAAAACCATCTCTTCTTCAAGGTCTGGATAAACTGTATTAAGCGGAACTTCTTCTCCTATATCTGTGCCATCGCTTGATTTGTACAATTGATTACGAATAATGTTTTCGTCACCATTACGGTAGTGGAATTCTAAAAGAGTATACTTTTCACCCTCTTTATAAAACTCATTAGGAAATACCGCCTCTGTTACAATTCCATCCGTCCAGGAAAGAGGTATAAAGCAATCAGCAGTAACAAAAGAAAGCTTGATATCCTCGTCGTTCACAACGTATGGCTTTATGACCATCCCACCGTGTGCAAATTGATACTCTAGATGCTCCTGGAACCTTCTATTAAACTTATTCTTACTGAGCAATCCTTCAATGTATTTTGTCGTTTGATCATCGTTGGTACTGATCCTACATTTTTCATTAAAAATTAAACCGGCCATTTCAGAGGCGGCGACTTTGGCCACGTTCAATTGTTTCATTTTCCTCTGACGATCACCGCCCTCAATTGTGGTATAGGTAACATCGTGCCAGGGCTTATAGTGACCCCTGTATATGTTTTGCCACATATCAATAAAGCTGAACATTTCGCTGTGCTGTTCAACGCCTTTAATTTCGTTTATACCTTCAAGGTGTTTTAATAGCCCCATGCGTTTCAGCCCTCCTTTAATTAACTGCAATATCCTTTTAAACATCTATCCACCTCCTTTTTACCGAACGTAACGGGAATAGAAGTAGTTAACGGCGTACCGCATTTCATCTAAGCTGTGATTGTATTTGTCGATCGGCTTTCCCTTATCGTCTCGAACGTACATACCGACTTCTTTAAGAAAATTATAATGATCATATTCCTCCAATTGCTCAACGATAAAAAAGCACAAACCATCCATTAGGTTTTGCGCTCTCTCTATACCAACTTCCATCCCCTTTGCTTTGTTGGTAACATCTTTAGAATTGTTGTTTGCTCCCCTGGTAGCTATACCGATCATCTTTAACTCTTCCCTTAGTGATTTACAAGATGGATCAATATAAACATCTGTTCTATGGTGTTGGTATTTCTTTTCACACCAAGCAATAAAAGCTTTAATTTCCCTGGCATATACACTCATAGCTTTCACTTGCCCTGTATCTGCTCCGCTATGGTAATAGTGGGCAACACGGTTCAATTCAAACTTACTTGTTTTATTATTAAAGGTTACGACATTACAAGCGACACTCGTGGCATCTGATTGCCCACCGTCACCAGAGAAAAACATTTCTACAATGTCATCTTTATCTATCTTCTTCTTCGTTTGCGCCTCTGGGTCGAACATCGAATAGATAACGCCAGAGGGCATAACCCGAAGCCCTAGCCAATCACGCTTATATAGATAAGGGTTTTTTATCAGTACATCGTATATTTCTTTTTTACGTTTCTCGGTGATAATAGGGTTGTCATCAATTGTCCAATGTTCCCACCTGGTATGCTGTAACTCAAATACTTCTTTTATTACAGGATGTTGTGGGGCAGGTGGGTTTAAATCTGCTAAGTGATAACGGTCTTTAGCCGCAAACGTTCGACGAAAGCATTCGTGAATCATACCTATGTGCAATAAATCAATCTCACAAAAGAACACGGAACCTAACGACATTCCAGTGATTGCTTTTTTACTTACAACTTTCCCTCCGCCTTTGTAATATACTCGGCGCACGCCGTTGGGAGTATTGACTTCCAGGTGATCCCCTTTGTCGTCATGCTTCACCTTCGCATTTGCACCAAATATATTAATGAGACCCAAACCGTCCGACTCCATAACTAAACGGAAGGCCTGTTCTTGATTGTAGGCTGTAACAAGGTGATTTTCGTCTCTTGTTCGAATTAAGTAATTAGCATAACGAAAAACACCCGCAGTCGTTTTAGAAGACCGGGGCGTTCCTTCGTTTACTTCGAGCGTATAATCAAACGGTCGAGAAATGATATCTTGTTGTTTCGCACTGAATGAAATCATTTCCGTACCGCTCTTGAAATAACGAAATAAAGTAGTGCGGTTGTAACGAATAAATTTGCTAATGATAAGATTGTAATGGTCGTAAAAAATGCGTTAAATGTCACGCCTGTTCTTCCTTTCTGCGCTAGCCCCCATCATATTGACCTGACGGTGTTCCTAAAGCCCCGAATAAAGCCTGCATAAGTTCTGTACTCTTCGCATCACCAGTCTTTTTAAATGCCGCCGCTCTTGCTTCTATGAGTTTTATTTCAGCTTCAATTTTCTTAACCTGAACGGAAGTCATAGCGTCTGCTTGTCGATCCTTCGCAAACATGTTGTTATGCTTCATGAGCAATTCAAAAGCTTTTAAACGATCACTACTTTTTAAATTTGTGCTGATTTTTTCAACCGCTTCGCCACCTGCTTGATATTCTGTAACGGTTTGCGATAAGCCATCTATTAAGGTCCCGTCAACTTCTTCGCCATCTGCAAAAGTTAAGCGGCCCGTTTCGCTATCTATGTTAAAACCTCTTGTTACGTCATACATCGCAATTTTGGATAGTTGCTCTACGATCTTTTCGGCAGTTAAACCAGTCTTTTCCGACCGTTCTTTCATTCTCTTTTGAATCTCGGTGAAAATTTGAGGTTTTTTAAGGTTCTCGGCTCCTGTTGCTCCTGCTGTTTTTACGCTGTAACCCGCTCTTTCCGCCGCTTTCGTTGCATTGAGATCAATTAAGTATTCCTCTATAAATCTCATCTGTTTAGGCGTGAGTTTGGGTTCTTTCTTTTCACCCATTTATTTCATCCCCTAACCATCCCCTTATCATTGGTACGATTAATGAAGCATTGAATTTATATATAAAAAAAACCACCCGGTCACACCGGATGGCTTCGTAGAGGGAATAACTTTGAATAGCAATTGAATTTTGGAAGGTCATCGCTATATTGTCATATTAGCACTTTTAATCGTGAAAAAAGTAGCGTTATAATTACGAGAAAATCACAAAAAACTCACTTTAAAATCTAAATTACTTTTTTATGTATATGATATACACCAATATTCAGTTTTAGTTCCGAGAATAAACAATTATGTAAACTTTAAAACGCTCGTAACCACTGGTACATCAGCATTCCTAAAATGACCTTGTAAGACCCCGTTTATGCACTCTTAAAAACGTTGATATATCTGCATTTACCAATTAACTGGGATGTATAAGAATCTGCATAAATTGAATATATAGATTGCCAAACTTCAATATATAGAGACTTAAAATACCAATATATTTTATAAAATAGTTTACAATATTTCTTAGACGTAATACAATAAATATAGAAACAAATTATGTCGGCGTGGTAACCGACGGACATTGATTTGCAGTCGAGAATCTGCAAGTAGAGGAATTCTTTATAAGATTTTTTATGTATTTGTCTTCTAAAGAATTTCAAAGACAACTAGTTTGGCGACTAGTTGTTTTTTATTTTTATATTAACAGGCATATTTATTTAATAATTCGGGTAAAATAAAAAAGAAAAGCTTTCTCTCTAGATAAGCACCCCGATATTTCAGCGAACAGCGAAGTACAGTGTTGGCGCACCGTACGATCCTATCTAGAAAGATACACTTTTCTTATCTAAATTACTTAAAAATACTCCAGATAAACTCCACTAACTTGGCGAGATAGTAGAGAACCCGGACCTTATCAAAAAGCGACAAGGATTTCTTGTTGCTTTTTTTTCTTGGTGGTAATTGTGGTAATTGGGACATTGATTTGCACCCCCTCTCTCAATTAAAGGGTTGGGGGCTTCGCGCTTGCCTTGGTCCGCTAAAAACAATTGTACCAAAACTTACCACCGTATTGTTAATTTACTAGAATTAAATTTCAAGAATGCCAGATAACGAAATTAATAGCTTATCAAGTAGCTTGTTTCTAATATCAAACATTCGCTTTTCTCCATAACCACATGCCTCGGCCGCCTGCAAAATACTCTTCTGGTTGTAATAGCGCTCCCTAATAAACGTTTGTTCAACATCATTCAATTCCTCATACGCATGATCGATGCTTTTAATTATCATTTTATAAAACTCTATCTTTTCGTTTAAGTCTAACGCTCTTTTGCTTTCGATCCGATCGATTACAGCATTTTCAACCTTACTTGTTATGTTGAATGTTCCGTTTGTACCCTCTCTATCTTCATAGGAAGCAGTGACAGAGGGCAAAATAAACTCTATTTGCATTGTAAGGTTTTTCACACCTGCTCTATATTGGTTATAGTGCCTTAAATGATGTTCAATCTTTTTAATTGCTATTTTTTTATTCTGTTTCTCTGCCACTGTTACCATGAAGACCACTCCCTACGAATTAAATATATCTGTTGTTCGTTCTTCCCATTCACTTGCGTTGTTACCCCTTACTAGCACTCTTTGAATACTCTTAATGTCTATTTGACGATCACTAAGGCGTTTCATCATCTCCGCTTTATCCTTACAACTACATGTGTACCCTTTTGTACCTTCTACGTTTTGGTATTCGATCTTTAACCAGATAATTGGCCACCTCTTTAATTTCGTCCTGGTATGTCTCTCTTATTTCTTTTCTTAGTTCTTCCTTTGTGCATTGATACGAATTAACGTGCAATTTCTTTTCCATTTAAAGCGCCCTCCAATATCATGTAAGCCACATAGACCCCATCAATTTTTTTAATCTGCTGAATGTGAGTAAACCCTCTTCCTTCCTGAACCCTACATTTTTTAATTAATTCCAATTTTGATTCTTTCCAAAAGACCATGCAGGGTTGGCCATAACGATAAAACGATCGACTCCCTGACCTTTTTCGTGCCTCAATTTTCGACTCTACATATTCACTAATCTTTTTGTTTTCTTTAAACGACTGTTTTCTTTTCACTTTATCTCTCCTTTAGGTCAAATAAAGCGCTTTTTTGAGCAATTAACTTCAAAGCCTCGCCCTCTGTGTAAGTCATTGCATCGTAGCCGCTTAATTTCACCTTCACGGCATAACCACTAAAGGACTTTTTATAATGACCTACATTTTTCCCATCTATATAAACGTCGATTCTTCCGTCTGTGGTTTGAACTTGATCTATCAAATTAACACCTCAATATCGATAATATTATTAACGTTATTATCGACAATATTATTAATGTCGATATCAATATCGTTTTTTGTCCTGGATGGCGCATATTATTAACCCTAATCCACTTATCAAAGCTATAGTTCCAAAGAATAAAATTCCATACAGTACGATCTTTACGAGCCAGAACATTGATAGACTTGTCCTTCTTTTGCGTTCTCCATCATCTTCACGAACTGATCAGTTTTCACATACTCAAACCCCCACATGGTTTTTAAAACAGATAATTTCTCCTGTCGACATTCATACAACCTTGAAATTAATGCGTCTGAAAGCCCTTGGACTTTGAGTTCAAAATACTCGGTTCGATCTAAAGGGCGTTGACCTTGAATCACTGGGTTGATTACATCCCATCTATTTACACCCATTGTTGCGTCCTCCTTAATGACGTTTGAAAAAATTGCGGAAGATCAGCACTTTTAGAATCCTTTTCACTCTCACTAGATGAAAATGAATATTATCATTCCTCATATCCTTTTAAACCATCTTGTTGTCCTTGCTAAATAAATTGCTAATGGATTCAATTCTAAACAAGAAAAATAATGCGCTTCTGCTTCTGTATCATTTTCGCATTCCCTGACCTCTACATCGTAGTCGTTCCATTCAATGACTAGAATAATCATAGCCATGCTGTTTCCCCTCCTATATAGGCAGTAATTAATTAATTCCAAATACCACGTATCCGGCTTTTTGCTCGTAGTCAGTAATAAAAGTTATTTCTTTGGTTTGCCATTGACCTGTGAAGCCGTGATCAGGCACATATTCATGCAATATAACCTCATCACCCACTTGGTAATTCCTATCGTTCTTTCGGATTTCAAAAGGCTTCTTCCCTGACACAACCGCTTCAAAATATTCGGGAAGAATCTTTAAAACGTGTTTTTCAGACATGCTTATCCTCCTAGTGGCAGTAGCCTAATTGTTTAGCAACTCCGGGTGTTGGTGTTTATTCCCTATCACTTCGCAGGTTTCCGGCATAGAAATTAATTCATCCGAACAGCATCCACATCCATCGTCTCTTGCAAAAGGTGAATATCCAACTCTATCTTCATCGTAAAATACTAAATAATTTACATCCGAATAACCTGTGGCCACTATATCCCCCTCATAGATCTCCGTGCCGTTCTTGTCTTTGAGTCCGGTGTATTGCATGATTGTTATTGGCTAACCTTCATTAAGCCATCGAAAGCAATCGCCTGTTACCCTCTCTTGCACCATAGTTTTTAATTTCTCGCTTTCGTACCAACCTCGAAACTTTATCTCTCGCATAGTAAATCCTCCTTATCGCTGTTTGATCATACTGTCTGTTTATCTAGAACCCTCCGTTTTAAATATGTCATTAATGGATGTTACAATTCCTCTTACCACGTCGCTTATCGAATCGTAAGCGTGCTCAATGAATGGTAAGACGTATTTTTCCAACGCT